CTATCCGTTGCTCCTGGCAGGGTACTCTGATGACAGGACGTACTTATTAACAAGCCCCTCCACCATTTTCTTCAGCTCTTCCATGTCTGATTTAAGTGCTTCAATTTCGAGCTGTTGTGAACGATTTTCCTCCACCAGCGACTGCAGTACGGCATGGTGAACCGCAACCATTGAGCCCGAGTCCCCGGCTTCTACTGCTAACACATCATCAATAACTGTGCCGTCATCCAGCTCGCGCGAACCAGTGTTGATCACGGCATCCGGGAAAAACCTGGCGATGTCATTCGCGATGACGCCCATGCCGAAACGTCCCTCTGCACCTTTATGCCGATACCTCCAGGTGGCTGCCCTGATCCCCATCAGAACATCGCGAGCGTTCTGTATAGGCGCAATGTCGTTTTTGACACGTTCGTCAGAACCAGAGTTAACCCATGACCCGCTTGCGATGGCGTTTCCTGTCTGGCTAAAAGAATATGTACCGATGCCACCGGTGACCCCGGCGATAACGAAGCGGATGGCATGCGTACTGGTTACGTAATGCTGAATACGCGAAAATGACCCGTCCGAGGCGAACATTTTTGCCAATGTGTTTTCGAAGGTTCCAGTTCCCGCGACGCCGTGTGCAGCACGCAAGATGATCGCCTCGCCGGGGTCGCCCGACGTTGAGCGGTTAACAAAGTCGATTACGCCGCTGTAAGAAGACCCGCGATAATCTGCCGCATAAACGATGCGTGAGTCATCGCCCGCTGCAACGGTGCCGGCACCTGTGCCAACGTTTTTAGTCGCGGAGTCGCCGAGTTGCAGAGCGGAACGAGCGCCGCCCGGAGTGGTGGCCCCTGTTCCGCCATTCGCAACCGGGATAACGTCGGCACTTGTCCAAATCTGGCGTACAGCAAAAATTCGTGAACCCTTACTGCCTGAAATTCGAACCTGATACCGCCTGAAAAGGCTATTGGTGACATGCGATAACCAGCATTCGGCCGTGACAATAGATCCGTCAACACCGATTACATTGAAACATACAGGCGTCGAGCCCCATCCTGTGGTATCGACTCCTGGTGGGGTATTAGTCATGTTGCTGGCAGCAACTGAGAACTCCTGACCACTGACAAAATCAAACTGGTTCCAGTCCATTCCGGATACGGATGACATGCTCGATACGCCAAGGCCCAAATCATTCAGTACCTTTGCCCCTTGCTGCTCCCAGGAAGACCAGGTGGTCCCGGATAGCGTCCGCTGCCAGGTGCGGTTGATAAACGCAGCACCCGATACGATGGCGGTAAATCTCTGCACCACTGAATTAGTGCTGCTCCGCAACAGCACTTCACAGATGCCTGTCAGCCCGGATGCCACTGGGCCGTTTGTAGCGACACCAGTAATGGACCAGGTGCCGGGGGTAACCAGGGCATTTAAATCACCCTCATAATATCCGGGGCGCGAATTCACACCGACGAGGCTCCAGTCACCCCATGGCCCGTCCACCCCGTTCCATGATGCAGTGAGAGAGCGGACATAAACGTTGCCGTTTCGGACTGTATACCGCTGGGTGCCTCCCCATTGCCCGCCTGCGAACACTTCCAGGAAACCCACAGCATTCGGTTCCGGGAAATTGCTGGCTGGCTGCGCATTATTCGATGTGCCCTGCATCCATATCCCGGCAAGCGCCGCTGTCGGTCCATAGCTGTTCAGATTAGCTGCTGCTGGCAGCGCGCCACGGACCTGCTGTGATGAACCGACCAGCCCTGCCATTTTTGTCCATGACGGACCCGGAACCTTTGTGCCGTCCGGCAGGGTGATGTTGATATCTCCGTCAGCAGAATAAAATGACTGCCAGTTAGCTTTGTCATTATTCATCCCGCGCATTGCAGCTGTCGTCTGAGCCACTAAATCAGCCGTGACCTGACTGAGCACCTTGCGGGGCACCGCTGCCCACGCCGCGCCGGTGGTTGTCGGGCCGGTGAACGGGCTGACAAGCGTGGCCGCTGTATTACTGGTGATGGTATCAACCGGCAGTGTGTACAACACGCCACCGATGGTCGCGGTGATGAAATCGCCCGGTTTTAAATCCGTGGTGAATAACGTACTGGTACCAACAACCGCCGTCGAATTGTTGGTCAGTTTAAGAGTTCCTGCGGACATAATGTCTCCTGATTACAGGCAATAAAAAACCCGCCGGAGCGGGCTGGTTTACGTGATTTGCTCGAATGAGCCGGAGCCACGCAGGATGAGCATGGTGGGTGAGGATATCGACGCTCCCGCGCCCGGCAGTTGCTGATCTGCGTTCACTACGCAGGATGCGTTGATTACCCGTTCGGAGGTGCGCACGCTGTGCATGACTGCTGCCGTAAACACCCCGGAGCCCGGGGTGTTAAAGTTAAATGACTTTGAGACACCATTTATCGTTATGGTGGCAATCGCCCCGACAGAACCGCTGTTGGCTCCCTGAACCCTGACGTTCATTAACACGACCACCTGTTTTGCGAGATTGAATGTTGCGCTGTCCACATACCGGAAGGACCGCACATAGCCATTCGGGGCATCATCAAAGAGCATGCCGTTAGCCGCATCGCCAATAAAGTTGACTGCCTCCACCGTCCCTGTAAATTTGCCTCCGCTGGCGTAGACAGTGCCTCTGAACTCACCATCAGTCGCATAAACCGAGCCCCTGAAGGAGCCTGATTCGGCATAAACGGTTCCCCTGACGGTTACGCCCGCGAGCCACGCAAACCCGCTTTTGTTAATGTGCCAGCCCACATTGCCGGATCCATCCCAGTTGTTGGACTGGATGTACTGGCCAATTTTGGCATTCGTTATCGTTCCGTCCTGGATAAACCCGGAGCTCAGAAACACCTGGCCGTTAACGATGGCAAAAGGCGAATACATGACGCCGCCCTGCCCCGACAACATCACGAACTGATCGGCATTAATCGCCACGCGGGTTTTTACCGCTGAACCGTCAGCGATAACCGCCACTGATAACCCGGCGTCGTAGTAGTTGCCGTTGTATTTCACGCCCGTACGGAGGGTGTAAACCGCATTGGCGCTGGCAACATCCGCGTAAGCTGTGTATTTCTCGTTAATGGCGGCTTCCTGCTGCCCGAACTTCGTGGCGACCTGTTGCTGATACTGGGCAAAGGCCTGTTCTGCGCTGGCCTGCGCGCTCTGAATGGTGGTGATGCTGCTGTGCACGCCGTTAAAGTCGGCCGCCACTGACAACCGGTATTCAGCGAACGCCTCATCCGCTGTTGCCTGTGCGGTTCTAACCTCACTGATTTCTGCAGCAGCATCGCCAAACTGAACGGCCACAAGCTCCTGGAACTGCGCAAACGCTTTTTCCGCATCGGCCTGCGTGATTTTTACCTGAGAGATTTCCGCACGCGCCACCCCCAGCTGCTCATACTGGATCTGCGCGCCTTCCACCTGCGCCAGTGTGACCTGCATCTGCCCCGCCAGGCTGAAATCAATCTGCTCTGTCAGGCGCTTCCCGTCCTCTGACGTCAGCAGGTCTTTGGCAATATCTTCCAGGTAATCGGCGGCCTGGTCGTTAGCCATGCCCCTGATCCAGTCGGTCCAGCCTGATTCATTGCCCGTTTTGTCGACCAGCTGAGCGCGGTACCAGAAAATCTGGCCCGCCCGCAAACCAAGCTGAGTGTAATCCATTTGTGGATATGGCACATCCGACAGCAAAAGCGGATCGGCGTGGTCATCACGCGGCGTGTACTGAATTTCCGTTTTCAGCGTGTCGTCCGTGTTAGCCGGAAAACCCCAGGTAAGGCGAATGCCCCAGTTGATGCCGGTGGCCGTAAAGTTGATGGGCTTTGGCGGATTACCGACTTTACCCGTCAGCGTTTTTTCCTGAGAGTATCCCCAGCCGCTGGAAATCTCCGCCGCGTTGATGGCGCGGACGCGTACAAGATAGCGGCCAGCGTAAATGCCCGGTACCTCGAATGACGTGGTTGAGCTGCGCGGAACGTTCACCCAGTTCCCGTCGTTGCGGCGCCACTGCGCCTCATACGCAATGGCATTGGGCGCCGGGTCCCAGCTGACGCGCATCGTCTCGATACTGATGGTCTGATTCACCACCGAGTAAGAACTGATGGCGATATTATCCGGGGGGAACTGGTTACCCGGTGGGATAACGCTTACCGGACGCTGGACAATGATGGCCCCGGTATCGATGCGGGCATACTTATCCGGATCGTGAAACGCGCCTGAGATGGTAAATGTGCCGTCGCTATTGTCGCTGACACTCACCACCCGGTACTGCTGGGCATACAGTTCGTCAGATTCCACTACCCATACGCTTTCCGCCTGCGGTATCTCTCCGTAAGCGATGCTGACCGTAACGGCCTGGCCGTTAACTGCCTGGATTGTCCGCGCCTGTGACGCGCCGGATGGCAGGTTGAGAATAAGCCGATCGCCCGGCCTGGCATCCGGCACGCGGTCAAGCGTTATCACCCGGCCATTAACCGAACTGATGCGCCCGCCGGTGACTTTACCGGACAGCATTTCGTCAGCGAGGGCGATGATATAGCCCGGCTGCGGGATATTACCGTCCAGGCCCACCGAAAAGGTGACGATGCGGTCTTTGTTGTTGGTCAGTATCCCCCAGCGCCCCTTGCGGTTTGCTTCACTCTGCCGGGTGCAGCCGATCGCGGTCATCTCAAGCTGGTTAAATCCGTAACGCGCAACCAGCGGTTGTTCAAACACCGGCTCCATGGCGTCGGCGTATCCGTTAGCCGGGTCGGAATAAGAGACCAGCGCTGTGGTGTAACGGGTTTTGGTCGTGCTGCTCGAGTAAACGAATTCGCCGTTGACCACGTTGGCGCGGGTGTAGCTGTAATCAATATCGCGCGGCATGTCTGCCAGCGCCACAATCTGATTACCGCCCCAGTACGTCATGCCCCGGAAGATGGCGGCAAAATCGCGCAGCACGGTATAAGCCTCGTTGCGGTCCTGCACATAGACGTTACAGGTATAGCGTGGCTCCACGCCGTTCCCGACCCGCCCGTCCGGTACCATCTGATCGCAGTACTGCGCCACCTGATACAGCGTCCATTTATCGATATTCGACGCCGTCAGCCGGTGGCCCAGACCAAAGCGATCGGCGACCACGATATCGTAAAAAATCCACGCCGGGTTATCTGTCCAGGCCCATTTAAACCCGCCCGTCCAGGTGCCGGTATAGGTGCGCGTCAGCGGGTCATAATTATCGGGGACACGGATAACGCGCATGGCCGGTTCGCATGAAATCTGCGGGATGCTGCCATTGAACTGACTGGAGTCGAACTCGATATACAGCAGCGCGGTATTCGGATAGCGCAGCTTGGCGTCGATCACTTCCGTGTAACTCTGCAACGTCATGGTGTCGCCGATTCTGGCGCTGTTGGCATCCGGCGTCAGTTTTCGAAGCCGTAATGTCCAGGTGCTGGCGCCACGCGGCAGGTCGATACGGTGGCTGCGCTCATAACCTGAGGTGGTTTTACCGGTTACCGCCGTACTGATAACAGTCTGCCATGCTCCACCATTAGTCTGCAGATCGACCGCATAGGCAACTGAGTTACCCACCAGATCCCCGTTATCCAGCTGCTGGTAAAGTGATGGCCATTTGATGCGCAGGCGAACGGCAGATAACTGCGTGTTGGTAAACGTGCGTGTCCAGGCAGTGGCACTGGATACCTCCGTACCGACGCTGATTTCGTTTTCAGAACCTGGCATGCCCTGAATATAGGGCTGAGCCTGATTACCCGGTCGGAAATCCCAGGCGACGCCGGAAAAGTTCCGGGAGCCGTCCGGGTTTTCAATCGGGGTACCATCCAGAAAAATGTTGCGCCCTGTCAGCCCACCAGCAAACTCCCCCTCGCCCAAAGCAAGCAGGATTTTCGCTTTTGCCACCGACTGGAGATCGTCCGGTTGTTCTGTGGGGGTGCGCTGTTTTGAGCCGCCGCCTTTGCGCCCTTTGATAAGTTTTGCCATGTTGCGCCCATAAAAAAACCGCCAGGCGGCGGTGACTGTGAGGAAATAAAAGGTGGGGGGTTATTGCTGATCTTCGACGTAAATCCCGGCGGAAATAATCGCGCCGCCAATTCGGCGTTTACCATATCCAATCGGAACGGGATAACCCTGCGCAGCTGTATTGGTCACGCCGCCGAACGCATAAGATGCCCGGTTATCGGCATCCTGTTTGCTGGCGAGCCCGGCAGGCTGAGGTGAAAGCATTTGGATTACGCCCCCTGCAGCTAAAGAAACACCAGTTGCTACTAAGTAATATTGTTGAGTTACGGCCCCTACAACAACCAAAGCAGCTCCCAGAATAGTTTGTAACAACCCTGCTTTTTTACTTCCAATAATTACCGGAACAATACGAATTATCTCTTCATTAACTGGAAAACCGAGATCATCTTCTTTAATATTCTTTTTCCCACGGAATACTGCATAAGTTAATCCACGACGTTTACTGGAAAGCATGAATTGCTCAAAACCTTTAATGGTAGCGGCCAAAGCACGTGGCGCCTCATGAATAGTACTAATTAAACGATGATGTGTTTTGCCAAAATATTTACCAAGCAAACCGCCCAATTCTATCTGCGTCATTATTTCTTGCATTTTTATCTCCGAAATAAAAAACCCACCTTACGGTGGGTTAACATTCTGCGAAATTAACTAAAAAGCAGTAGGGTGTATACCAAAGTCACCATTCGTACCGTAACCAATGCGATACATCAAAGTTTTTGTTTCGGTAACCTTCCCAGACTGTTCACTCATTCCACCTCCACAAATACCTTTGGGCCAAGCACTAAAAATATGTTCGCCAACAGGAGGATATACAACCACCTTTTGAGCAGTGTCTAAATCCGCAATCTCTTTACCATCAACATAGACCCTGCTCATACAGGCGCTACCCATAAAACCTGAGTCGCGTTTAATAATTACTTTCCCTGTTCCAGTCTTTGGAGATAATAAAGATGAATCGATAATTTGCTTTGATGGAACGTCTTTTGCCTGATCATTCGCAACAGGTTTAGTTGCACAACCAGCAAGCATTATAGCTGCCAAAATTGGTAATAACTTAATCACATCCCTATTCCCATAAGTAAAAGAAGGATCAATCCTACCAGTGAAAAAAGGTATCGCAACGATGAATAGCATTTTTATTGGTGAAGTTAACGAAAAAAATCACGCTTAAGCAGTCTGTAATTTATCTTTATGGCGTAAAATCTTCATTGTTCGCTCCAACCAGTAACCGCCATAAGGCACCCGCTGACTGAGATGCCCGTAAAGGTGGTGCAGCAGCATATTGCCTTCAAGCAAGATCCCGGCATGGTTCCACTTATTCGACTGCACCTGCATAATCACCACATCGCCCGGTTGTGGCGCGCCGGTGAATTCCCGGAAACCGCATTCGAACCATTTGTCCTGGTAAAAATTATCCGGGTACTGGTCCTCCCACCACGGGTAATCGACGCGGTAATCCGTCAGCTCAATACCGTACGTCTGGCGATAGTAGCTCATCACCAGACCCCAGCAGTCGTAAACGCCCAGCACAAACGGACGCTCCAGCAGTGGAATTTCGCCCCGTGGCATAATGGTCCGTAAATCACCTTCCGGCCAGCTGACGATATGCCAGGGCAGCGCCGTCACATCACACTGCGCCTTATCCAGATCACTCGGCTGCGTGGTGGCGTCGGGATGGCTGTGCACAATGGCGGTGACTGTTCCCCAGTCTTCCGCAGCGGCGTAATCCTCCGGCGAGAGGTGAAAGTGTTCTGTCGGCTCGGTGGCGAGATTACGACAGGGGAAATATTTTTCCACCCTGCTTTTCTGCGCCACCACCCCGCAGCACTCGCGCGGATATTCCGCCTCGGCGTGGGCCATAATGGCCTCAATGGTCTTCTTGCGCATGTCAGCTCCGGATCAAAGAAGTGCCCGGGAATCCGCCGAACGGCAGCTCGTTACCTTCACCGAACCGCAGTTTGCATGCGGTCAGTGTGCCGTTGCATTCATCGCGGGACGGGTCATCCACGGGATTGTTGTTTTTGTCGAAATATCGCGTCCCGGCGTAATCACATCCATCACCGGTACGGTATTTGTTACGGATGCACCAGGTGCACAGGGAATGAAGCTGCCGCGTCGGGATCATGAGTCCCTGCAAATCCATCGGGCTGGATAACGCAAACTCCACCACCTCATTAGTTTCTGAAGTTTTCGCGTCGATATACCAGACCTGAATTTTTTCCTGTGTGGCGTCTGCCGTCGGGTTTCCGCCCGGAAAGTTTCGCGCATCAAGGTACTGCGCCAGCGTGTCGTGAATCGTCACTTTAGCCTGCAGCAGGTCGTCATAGGCCAGGCACAGCGCAGTGATCGAGCCGTCCAAGTTAGCGACGGATAATTTCGGCTGTGCGCTGCTGCCGCTGGTTGACGCTTCAATCCCTTCAATCTGGCACGGCCAGGCTTTATATTCCTGCCCCTGCCACCAGATACTTTTTGCAGGTAGTTTTGATTCATCGCCGCCAGCGGCCACGATCTCCGCTTCCGTATGCGGCAGATTCTGGCTATGAAAGCGCAGTACCTCTCCGGTACCGAACGCCGTGCCGTCAACAGAAAAAAGCCGGACTGCATTGCCCGGCTCAAGTTTCTGGTAATCACTGTTTAAGCTCATGGTTTATAAGCCTGCTCAAAGGTTGCGGAAAGATTAAACAGCCCGGCGCCAAGCGGTGTCGGTGTGTAGGTATCACAGCGGTAAAGCCCCAGCGGCTCAAGCGGCGGACGCCACTGAAAAGACTTCACACCCTGATGCCGATCGAGAAAGGTTTTGATCGCCGCGATGTACGCTTCTGTCCCGGTAAACTGAAGATTCCACTTTTGCGATCGGGGATTAATCCCGTCGCCGGATACCTGCTCGTATCCGTCACCAAACTTCGCAGTGCGGCGGCGGAACGTTACTTCCTGTTCAGCGTTGATGCGCGGGCACCAGCTGAACGTTTCTATAGCCATCAGCGTACTCCTTTTGCCATATTCCAGACTGCGCCCCCCGGCGAGATATCCCGGCCAATAAGTTCGCGGTAGCGCCGATCAACATAATTACCCACCTCACGCCCAAACTGTTCATAGCCGCCAGTCGCCTGGCTTTGCGTGTTTCCGTTGCCGTCAATATGGATAGTAACCTGTGGCGCTCCACCACCCGCCGGCGTGACGCGACCACTTCCCACAGCACGCACAGCAAGCGAACCATCGGCGGCGCGGGTCAGCGGCATAATTGCCTCCGGCCCGGCCTCCCCCATCAGCCCGGCGCCCTTGGCGAACGCAAACAGCGTCGGAGAACTGACAACGGAATTACTGTACTGGCTGAGATCGGCGGAGGAGTAAACACCGCCTCTGGCGTTGAACTGAAGAGTTGAGCCGTAGGACTGAAGCGCGGTGCCGGAGCTGGCAGAGGACGCTGCACCGCCAAACAGTGAACCGATGGAGCTGGCCGCGTTTGCGATCATCATGTTCACCATCACCTGTTCGATGATTTTCAGAACGCTGATACCCCAGTCTTTCCAGCTCGCTTTGTTGCCGTTGAGCATGTCAACGATGTTACTGCTGATACCGGAGAGCGCGCTCTGCATGGCGTCAGCCGCCAGCGTTGCATAGTTCGTGGAATCATCCACCCAGTCGGCGAGCCCGTCCCGCGCGCTGGTTACCCAGTCAGCCTGCAGCGCATCAATTTGTTTGTAGTAACCTTCCTGGATTTCCAGCCTTTCAGCCTGAGCATCTTTCAAAGCCTGCGTTTCGCGTTCATAAACCGTCTGGCTGATATCACCGGCCTGATACTGCTTTTGCAACTCCCGCTGCTGGTCAAGGTAGTCGCGCTCAATACCCAGCCGTTCCCTGAGCCGCTCTCGCTGTCTGTTGCCAAGTCCGGCCCCCTGAATATCGACGCTCAGATCCGCTCGCGCATTATCGTTCTGCGCCTGCAGGCCAGCGACAAACGCTGCCACCTTCGCGTTTTCTTCATTGGCTTTTTTCAGCTGGTTCAGGCGGTCCACTTCCTGCGCCAGCTGCTGAAGCCGGACTTTTTGCGCGTCATTAATTCCGGTGAGTTTTCCCTCTGCCAGATCGAACTGAAGTTTCTGTTGCTCGGTCACCTCCGCCGTTTTTTTGCCGGTGGTGTCGATAAGCGCAATCTGGCGCAGGTAACCCAGCTCCATGGATTTGAACGCGCTTTCCAGCTTTTTGGCGCTGGCACCAGGCGTCACCTTGCCGTTGGACTCGCCGGGAGCCAGAGCGTAATTACCTGTTCCGGTAAAGGGCGATATTGTTGAGGAAATGACGGGTGCCGCCCCGGCAATAGATTTCAGGCGCGTACGTTGCGCCAGCAGTTCATTCAGCTCTTTCTGCTTCCCTTCCGTATCCATACCGATACGGTTTACGCCCGCCAGGAAGCCTTTGTCGTTAAGGTCAGCCTCAAGATTTCTGATCCGTCGCTCAACCTCAAACAGCGAGGCATTAGCGGAGAGCTTTTGCCCGCCCTGGTAATTATCAATAAGGTTGCCCAGCGCTGACGCCGCTTTACCCAGCCATCCGACAAGAGAGGCTATACCACCGACCATTTCCGTCAGGCCCTGAAGCACTTTGGGATCGGTGAATACTGCCCGCAGATCTCCCAGCCCGGCCTGTAGCGGGGAAAGGTCCACACGTGCCAGTCCTGTGGCAATTTCCAGCTTCAACCCCTGTGCCTGCGTCTCCATGTCCTCAAAAATGGAGTTGACCTTGACCAGGTCATCGATGGATTTCGGATCCGGCGCGACACCGTATTCACGCGACAGCCTGAGAAACTGCTGAAGCTTCTGGCTGTTGTTATCAAAAAGCGGCAGGAGTTTTGACAGGTCATTGCCCAGGCTTTCGAGGATGGTGATCTTCTCAGCGTTGGTACCCACTTTTTCCAGCGCTCCGGCGATCGCCATTAACTGTTTATCAGGCGTTTCAGTGGACAGCTTCTTCGCAGAAAGACCCAGCGCGTTCAGCGCATCAACGGCTTCACCCGACTGGTTAAGCACCGCATCACCAATTTTGTCGCCGATATCTTTGAAAATATCCGCCATCTGCTCGCCCGACACACCCGCTTTCTGCGAGGCAAACTGCCAGGCCAGCAGGTCCTGGGTGGACATGCGCAGGTTTTTTGCGAGCCGGTCAGTTTCAGCGATCTGCTTTGAGGTGGTTTTTAACAGGTTGATACCCGCCACACCTGCAGATACCGCAGCCGCAGCGGCAATGGTGGCCATTGACCCCAGCGCGGCACCGGCAAGCCGTACATCCTGCTGAACACGGCGGCGCCAGCTTTCAGACTGGCGTTCCGCGCGGTTAAGCCCCGCAGCAAAGCCACCGATATTGGCAATCAGGTCAATGGTCAGGGTTCCAAGCGATCTGGCTGCCATACCGTCTCCGTAAGTGTTTACGACCAGGTACGCATGGCCTCATCAAGCGTGACGGGGCCAGTGGTGGTCGGTGTTTTAGTAAAGTGCAGGGTGAAATCCGTGACGCTGAAAGGCGGCGTATCTTTGCCCCGGTTCACGTTGGCGATGGTGCTGGAGATCATCCCGGCGGCCCATTCCGTGCGCAGCATCGGGTTGAGGCTCCCGTAACGCTCACGGTATTTCACCCAGATCTGGAATTCCCGGAAACTCAGGACTTCCTGAGCCTGCGCGATGGTTTGCCCGCCGATGCCGTTGAGGACGAGCTCGCACCAGAATTCATCGTCGGCGCTGAGTTCATCTTTCCCAGATCGTTAACCTCCTGGATAGCCACCAGCAGGGCAATGGTCAGCGCGCCATCCAGCGCGCCGCGCTCCGGGTCGGCCTCACCGGTAATATCCGCAGGCGTGAATACCGGCTTACCGTTCTCATCGCAGACGGAGGCGGCGATTCGCCCCGCCACGCCATCCACGCGCCCGTTTGCCGCCATCACGTCCGTCATGGCCGAGTGGTAGCCCAGCGGGCGGATATAGACAGTGGCGCTGAATTCTTCCTCACCCTGTCGCCAGGTGATTTCTTTTTCCACCGGGCGGCCGGTGAAGGCCCCGGCCTCTTTCAGTGAATCGAGTGTCAGTTTCATTAATTGCTCGCTTTAGGTACCCAGACCGAAGCGCCGGAACGCTGGATGGTGGCGGAAGTGGTCACCACCGTGTTGGCGGAGAAGTCGAAGGGGAAGTCAGAGACATAGCCACGGAAAACAAACCAGGTGCGGCTGTCCGGCAGCGTCAGTCCATCCACAGCGCCCGCTGCGCCCTGCGCGGCTGCCGTCGGTGATGCAGTGCCGTCAGACCAGCCCACGGCAAACGTCAGCTCTTCGTGGTCGTCTGAGTTTGCCAGGTTGTGCAGCATGATGTGGCTGGCGTTTTCCGGGTCGGCATTCAGGCCCACCGTGGCCTGGCCGGGCGTGCGCAGGCCGACCTTATAGGTGCGGCTGTTCCGCTCAGAAAGACAGGTATCTTCAATCTGGTCAGCCGGGTTGCCGCCCGGTGAAAAACTGGTGATACATTCGATTTCACTTACCGCGCCCTGGGCGAGCACAAAAAACTGAGTGCCTTGCGTCAGTACAGACATGGGTTTCTCCGTGCATAAAAAAACCGGCACAGGGCCGGTGTTATTGGGTTATCGCTTCACTATCCAGTCGACATCGAAGGAGTAGCGGTAGCGCCTGGTTTCGGGGTCTCTTTCCTGTCCGCCCCAGCGCGTGATATGCGCGTGCGGTTCAATGGCATCCCGCAGCGCGGTGGCCACGGCAATCACTTCATCCGGGGTATCTGCCCAGACATCAACCTGTAGTGCCCAGGTATCCGCATCCGGGCGCTGGCCGAGATAGTTCTCCGGTGCGCCGCCCACGTTCTGCCAGACAACATAGGGGTAGATAACGTTATCGTCCTGCTGTCCGAAAGGGTAAAGCCGCACCGGCGAATCGCCAATCAGCGCCCGTACCGCCGGACTGGATGCGCAGACGGAAAACAGAGGTGCAATCACGATCCGCCTCCGTTTCGCCGCGCACGCCGCAGCGCCCGGTCGATACTTTTTTCATATTCGGTGGTAAACGTGGAGATCACCTCCTGCATGCGGGAGGTTGCCGCTGCGCGTACCAGGGGCTTCGGCGACATTTTTTCGGTACCAAATTCCAGCAGACGCCAGTGCGGGGTGGGTGCATCGGCGGCGAGGCTGGGGTTCTTTTTAAGCTTCGCGCCCTGCAGGATGCCTATCCTGAAGTCGGGATTACCGGTCTGTTTAAACAGCCTGCCGTTCCAGCGCAGCGCCGCGTTATCCGCAATGCTTCGGGCCGTTTGCGGATCATCAAGACGCAGGGCGTTGGCTTTAATCTGGTTCACAATAACGTTACCGGCCTTGCGCAGCGCGGCGCGTCCGCCCTTTCGCTTCAGGTCGTAATTTACCTCGTTGAGCTTCTGCTTCAGCGACTCAATACCGGTGATCTGAACTTCAATACCGTCAGCCATCGTTTACCCCCCGTGAGCATGGCAGGGTCAGATACTCCCGACCGCTTTTGTCATCTTCCAGCACGCCGGTGATGTCGTAGATCCGCCCGCGATGTACGATGCGGTGTTTATCCGTGACATCCTCGCGCCAGCGAATGGTGATGCGCGTGGTGACTTCATTCTGCCCGGCCTGCGCCGCCACAAAGTCGCGCGCTGAAAGGTCGGTGACATTCGCCCACAGCTCAGCCACATCTGCCCAGCCGTTGACGATCGCGCCGGTGGTCGGGCTTTGTGTTTTAACAGGCTTCTGCAGAATCACCCGCTTGTTCAGTTTTCCTGCCTGCATGGTTACCCCCGGGGCTTTCCGCTCAGATAGGTCTGCGGCATTACCCCGTCGTCCCCCTCATCATCGACCATCGACTGGTAAATCACGGCGACAAGGGCTTCATTTGATTCCGCCAGGCGGTTTATCGCGGCGGTCTGTTCCATCTGCGCTTTCGCCTGTGCCTCCAGCGCTTTCAGCAGTTCGTTTACCTGTTGCTCGTTCATAGGCAATAGCCATCCATTTTTTCAGCCACTCACGGCGGCGTTCGCAACCTGAGCAGGCCATCAGTGCCACCGCCGGTGTCGTATCAGCAGCGCTTCAACACCCATGGGTGTTTCCGTAAGACCCGGAGCAGCTGCTTCGCGGTTGGCATACCAGTGACCAATAAGGAGGAGCATTGCCGCCCAGATACCGGAAGTAAAAAGAACCTCACGGGGAGGTTCTTCATCATCAGAGGCCGGCGTCAGAGATTCCACCAGTGCGCCGTCGCAAAACTTTTCGACATAATCGACAGCCGCAGCGGTATAAGCCGCAATAAGCGCATCTTCAGTGTTGCCATCAACCCTCAGGTGCGTCTTTATCAGCGTCATCTGTTCCGCGCTTATTTCCACTTTTGCCCCCTGTTTTGGCTCTGGCCGGAGCAGCTTCAGCTTTTGCCGGTTCGGTTTTTTCCGGCCCGACTTCTTCTGCCAGATGCAGTTTCACCAGTGCTTCGCCGATTTCTTTCTTAACCACGCGGGTTTCGCCCTGGGATACCGTTCCAAGGTGATAATGCGAGAACATACGGAGAGCTTTAATTTTCATGCGTTAAACGCGGCCATTGCTGACCGCGCCCTGCTGTTATTGACCCGAGGAAACCGCAATGTCACCGGTGACGATGGCTGCGGGACGGTAGTGCGCCAGCGCCAGGCGCTCTTCACACAGGATGGTCAGCATGTTTTTAACGAAGTTATCACGATCCTGATTGCTGATCTCGATGGTGGCATCCATGCGGTCCCACACCTGAGACGCCAGGCCAAACGCGCCAACGGTGAATTTGCCTGCCGTCTGCGCCGTGGTCGACACCACCGGCAGACCCCAGAGCACTTTCGAGGCAAACGCCTGCGGGCCGCCAAGAATGTAATTGCCGTTAGCGTCTTTCAGCAGCGCGATGCGGTGCCAGTCCGCCGGGTTAAGTACGATGCCGTCGGCTTCGAACTCACTCAGTGACACCTGATAGATGGCATGCGCCAGAACATCAGCACCGGTATCCCCGGTCGCGTTGAGTGCGGTTTCGTAGTCGTTCGCCACCACATTCAGCCCCTGCAGGTTGTCACCGGTGCCATCCCCGTTCAGCATCTGGTTCTCTTCCACCAGCGCCAGGCCATACATCATGCGGGAATTGATGTATGACTGCAGCGCCGGGGCATCATCCATGATCTGCCGTGATGCCTGGATCCAGTGAGCAATGGTTTTCACGTTCGCCGTTTCTTTGGTGAACGTGATGTTACTCTCTGGTTTCAGCGTGCCTTCAGCAACCGGCGCGGCGGCGTTGGTGAACACATTCTCACGCACGTATTCCAGCGCGTTACTGGTGATACGCCCCTGCGCCAGCAGATCACGCACAGTCAGACGGCGCAGACCCGGCATCAGGATGCCTGGCTGCTGCTGAGGCAGAACCAGTGCGCCGGCGGAGTTGGCGCCAGACCCGATCGCTTTATCAAAGCTGGTGACTTTCGCTTTAGTGCGGGAGCCGTCCCAGCCTTTCATCAGGTCTTCGGACACGCGCTCTGCGAAGGACTTCTGTGCAGTCTGCTCGGGTGAGTTGCCAGCCAGTTTCTGCTCAAGATCAAACAGCCGGGTGCCGGTGGTCTTCAGTTCTTCCTGGGCTTTAGCCAGATCGGCCTGAAGCTGCTTGTTGATTTCGCCGTTCTGGTTGATGGATTTACGCTGTTCTTCGATGAGCTCCTTAACTTCTTTCTGGGAGTTCTCGATCGCTTTTTCCAGTACAGATAATTCAGACATGTATTACTCCGTTAAGGCGTCCGCAGGTTAGCGGCAAATGAGGTAATGCGCTGTGCCAGCGCGTCAATGTCGCCGCTGCCGAACTCGCTTCGGCCTGCGGACTTAACACGGGCGATAAACGCCTGTGCTTCAGAGCGTGAAAGCCCGACTGAATCCCTCAGCCAGGCTTCTGCGTCACGAATGGTTTTAATGCCGTCGATACTCTTCATGGCGGTTACACCCGCCAGCTCGTTGGCCGGGAAAGTGCAGACACTGATTTCCCGCAGGTAAGAAATGTTTTTGAAGATGAGGCCGGACGTGCCGACGGTGTAATCATCGGGGCCGACGGAAAATCCCACCGACATTCCCTCGACAGTTCCGTGTTTCATCGCGGCTTTCAGATCTTCAGAGAGGCTCAGGCCTGGCGTAAGTTGCCCGCGTACAAACAGCCCTTTCTCATCTTCATGCATGTAATCCCATTTACCGACCGGGATAGCGCGTGTCTGGTGGTTAAAGAACATCGCCACCTTGCGGCTCTGCCCGGCAATAACACCACTGAAGGCACCTGGCAGAATAATGTCGCCGTCGGCGTCCGTGTTGTTAAAAACGGAGGCATATCCTTCAAACGTGCCGTTATTTCCGTCTCCTGTGAACTTTATTTCGGTCTGATCGAACGCCAGTGTTTTGTGAATGTCAGGCATCATGGCCCCCATAAAAAATCAGGCCCCGTCATTGCGGGGCCCGTTGTTTGTTCCAAGGTCGGTAATGGGTATGTTCTGTGACTGGCGCGTCGCCACGTCACCGCCAGGAAGAGGCGGCAGGTTATCCAGCCTGCGCACTTCGTTAACGGTTCGGATCCCGGTGTTAACCATGATTTGCATAAACGATGCCCGGCTTGTGGAGTCGCCCCGCAGCAGCCCGTCAAGGTTATGCTCAGCGTGAATAACGCCCTGCTCAGATTCTTTTACCAGCCAGCGTTCAATGCTGTATTCCCACCGGTCAAGGTAAGGCTTAAGGGTGTACTGAAGAAATCCGAGATTTTGCTGCTCAATCCCTGATCCCCAGGATGTAGTTTTATCCACATCGCCGACCAAGTGTGGTGGTACGCCGTAAAAACGAGCCAGCTCAGCAACCTGAAACTTTCGTGCGGCCAGAATTTCAGAGTCCTGAGGTGAAACACCAATAGCCTGAGTTGTAAAACCGCTCTCAAGGATCCACAGTCGTTTTTTAACCGGTCCGCCCGCAATCTCTTTGAAGTTTTCCTCGAGCTGCCCGCGCTGCTCTTTGGTCAGCACTTTGCCGTCGGTCATCAGTATCTGCGGGGATTTCGCGCCATTGGCGAAGAACTCGCGCTGGTTGTCTTCCATAGCGATAGCAACACCCGCAGACTTTGCGCTAAACGCCAGTGGGGAGAGTCCGGTCAGGCCGTTAAAACCAAACCCCTTGAGATGAAATATTTCTTTCTGCGAAAAGTTGGCATATTCAGCATCCCGCCGGTACCGATAGATAATGTTTTTACCGTTTTCGCTGAGCCTCACCTCCATGTTGGCGCTCATGAGTGGAACCATACTGATCACATCGCCGACGCCGTTTCTCTCGACATGCGCATAAGCATTTCCGTAGGCGCAAAGCTGCATGGTCATGGCCTCGCGAAACTCCAGCGCGGTCATGAAGTTATTGGGCCGGAAGCGCAGAAGTTTTGCCAGGGGGTGGGTGCCAGGTACCTTGCTGCGCTGATCGTCTTTGGTCTGGTAAACATCAAGTGGCAATGATGCGGTAACGGTCGAGATGAGCCTGATACAGGCCCACACCGTACTGATTTGCATGTTGCGCTCATCAGTGACAACGGAATCACCAACCACACCGTGCGCTGAGGTGCCCGCCATTTGAGAGCCCTTGTCCGGTGTGACCAGCCGCCCCCCGGTCAGGATAGAGGCCATGCGCGCCCAGAATGGCGATCGTGTCCGCAGGTCAATGCTGTAATCGGTATCTGCCATTTTTACACGCTCAAGAAGTTGTAAATGAAATCGTTAACGTCGCCCGGGTCCTCAACCTCGTCACTGGTCTGCGCGCCGATGGACATCGTCAGCGCAACCATGCCGTCAATGCGCCCGCTGGATTTGCCTTTAACGAACTTACGGTTTCCGGCGGGGTCAGTAATAACCGTGGCATTTTTGGCGCACATTTCGAGGATGGGATGATTACCGTGCTTCAGCTGCGCGCCGAGCAGTTTTGCTTCCAGTTCCCTGAGCGCCGGTGACATCGAGACAAAACCCTGTCCGAACTCCACAAAGCGCTCAAGCTCCGCTTCGGAAAAACCAACGTCAACCAGATGCGGGCGAAGGAAGCGCATGTTGTAGCGGTCGAACGCCAGGGCTCTGACGTTACATATGTCGAAAATTTCCCGGAGAACCTTAGCGATGTAGGCATATTCAATTGCCTTACCAGGCGTGGTGTTCAGCCAGCCCTGTTTCGCCCAGATGTCATAAGGCACGCGATCGTTACGCGCCTTGTCCGCAAGCCCTTCCTCAGGCAGCCAAAACTTACAGTGCACATCGCCCTGAGTCGTATTCAGCACCAGCGCCGTCAGGTCGGAAACGCTGGAGAGATCAAGCCCGCCCCAGACGGTAGCGCCCGCCAGTTCGCCGGGCTCCTCTTTGTTCATGTGCCATACGGTCTGGCTGACGAACGGACTTTTTGCCTCCACCCGCCGGTTAAGTACAAGGTTCTCAAACTCGGCCTGGCGCGACGGCAACCGCTTCGCGCTGGCGGCCATGTCCAGAACTTCTTTCTGATTCATGAACACATCGAAAGCCGGGTTTGCCAGCCGGATGGCTTCAACAGAGAAAGGATCAATATCTTCCGGTGCGGTCTGCAGCCTGACCACTGTGCGTGGGTCAGCACCGGTCAGCCCGTCGTCAATTAAAAGGCTCAGCAGATCGCTGGCATCGGGTGCCTGTGTGCTGATAATCACAGAGATCGGGTTTTCCTGAGCCGCGGTTGCCGTCTCCAGCGCTTCATAAAGCGCATCGCGCGGCCCCCGTACCTGCCCCAGTTCATCGTGGGCGACAAATCGCGGAGAGAAACCGTAGGCCGTGGTGGCTTCCGCACTCAGTGCGCGGTAATAGGATCCCAGCTCAGGGCAATGAATTTCTTTGGCTGAGTCCTTAATCGCGACGTACTGCATCAGTACCGGATTCATCCGGCACATCTTTGAAGCCAGGTTAAACAGGATTGCAGCCTGATCGCGTGACCGTGCTGCTGAATAAAGCTGGGAGTTAGGTGCCGCTTCCGGCCCGACCAGGTAAAGCAGCATCAGCATGGCGGTTTCCACCGTCTTGGCATTTTTTCGCCCCCTGCTGATAATCGCGCGTCGGGTGCCGTGCTTGTTGTCAAAGATGGCCCTGAAATCGTCCTTCATGAACGGGGCCATCTTCAGCCGCTGCCCGACGAACTTGCCTTCAGGGATCAGGATATTCTGCTCACACCAACGAATGTTTCGTTCAGCCCGCGTAAGGGTCTTTTTAACCATCAGTTAATCAGCCTTAATCAATTTCCCAGGGCTTCTTCTCCCGCGCCAGGTTGTTATGCGCCCGCCCCACTGTTTTCGGGTCGGCGGTAGCCTGGCGGGTGATCCGCAGACGTGTTGCCAGAGAAGACGCCGAGCGCACTTCGCGTTCCCGCATCGTCAGTAACTTGTCGTAGCGCTTCAGGCCATCATCACGGGCCAGCCACTCCAGCTCAAACTCTTCGATCTGGGTGGTGAGCAGCCGTGCCTGCACCACATGACGGCAGTACATCTCCAGCATGTCGCGGTGCGTTTCGGTAAATGAGCTGGCCGGGTTGTCGTTCACCAGCCTTATCCAGACATTGATCTCCGGGTCGGAGAGGTGCAGCGACGGCTGCAGCCTGCTTTCAGCCAAAACCGGAAGCGAGACAGCCGACGTCGCGGCCAGTGATTTTCTGCCTCGCTGAGCCATCATTTTTCCTTTTTTTCTGGACGTTTTTAAAATGAAACGGGGGAGCGCGGTCTTTAAGATGCCGCAGCCAGAGTTTTACCCCTCCCCCCCTGCCAGCGCCTGTATGGTTTCGGTTACCAGATCACCCGACCGTCACTGTCGAATTCAGTTACCGTTCCACCCTTCTCCATGCGTTGCTTTACCGAGTCGTGGCAGCGCTTGCACAGGGACTGAAGGTTATCCGGGTCATGAAACAGTGCCTCGTCTCCCTTATGTGGGGTGACGTGGTCAACAACAGTTGCGGCAATTACCTGATTGCGTCTGAGGTGGAACTCACAGAGTGGTTGCTTCTGAAGCTGGTGATAGCGGAGCCGGTACCAGCGCCTGGTGTTATAGAGGTGGTGCCAGGGTGAATTAGAAGCCATAAAACTACTTCCGTAAATGCAGTAAACCGCCCGGCTTCAACGCGTTGCGGATGGTGTCAGACAGAGCCTGATCGATACCCCGCTGAAGCCTGACTGCATCTGATTCCCGTTCAGCAGACAGCGCATTTAACTGAGCCACCAGCGACTGGAACACTTCACTTTTACACACGGCATCAATAACGGCTTGGCGCATATCATCAGATAGACGGTATTTAGTATCACTTGTGCCAACAGCATGCTTAGCAGAAATTACGTTAGGGCTTGGGAAGCCGCCAAAAGGAAGAGGCTCGCCATGAAACTTGTATGTAGTGGTCTTTAGCGATACAGGATCGTGCTCATCAGCTACTTTCATCAGGCGGTCGTCTGACTTGCCTGCGAGTTGCCCGGACATGATTGCGGTGCCTATTTTGACGTTGTAAATGGTGCAGCCCTGAATATAAGCATCGTTGATGAAGTTCTGGCCTACCCGTTCAGCGTCCACCTGTAATGAATCAAGCTCACCAGCAATATGCGCCTCTCCTGATTTATTGAGGTGCCAGCCATCACCTGATGCAATTACCTCTTCTGACTTCAGGCGTACTCGGCTGGTGCCATTTCGGATACCGTAACGGTCCACCGTTTCAACCACCAGCTGGCACCCCTCAGGCTTGATTACGTTGAGTGACTGGTCATAACCACTTGTTGTCATTCCTGCGAAGTCGCAACGTCCAACCAGCAACTTTTCATTTCCTTTAACGGCATATACATGTGCAGTTATGTGCTCGCCTGATATCGATGTTGAACCATCGTTATTATGAGACGGCATGCCTAATGCCGGAACGCTGAGGACGATTTTCGTCACACGGAAAGTATTGCTCATTTGTCGTTTCCTTTTAGACGTGGGCCTGTCGCACGGCAAAGCCGCCGAAAGTTAACGGCTTGCCCAGGCTCACAGCTGAAAGACTTTCTTCGATGTGCGCGTGCGATGCGCATAAAAAAACTGCCGGGGGTGGCAGTTGAATATCACTAAATTACCAGGTTTTCTATGGCGTTAACCGCTTCGAGTATGAGAAAAATCCCATGCCAAATCCTTGCAATTTGCTTACATTAGTAACGTAACGAATATGCATTTGCATGCTCTAAGCAACAGACTGGATTTCATGTTGCTTAGAGTTTTTTCTTTTAATTCCTGATGATCTATCTCGCAAGCGGTAACAGCCTCCCGTGAAACCTATAACTGGTGCTCCACCAGTTTAAGATAGGCGGCAAGCGCCTCTGCGGACGAAACATATCTGTCTGACGCAACATGGATCGCAGCCACGCTCCCGTTAGGTAGCGTAAACATTGCAACCCTGACAGGAAGCTTCAGTGCATTACCCTTCTCACGCACATATGTCATCCATTCAGTACCGGCAGGTATCTGAATCAGTTCAACTGGTTTTTTTCCAATAAAAAAAAGTGCATTCACCATGGTTGCTTTTCCTGTATGCCCGGGCGCACAGCATATATGAATCCGGCAGATCGCACCCCGTACAAACGAAACATGGTAAAGATTAGGCTAAAAATTTAAATTTGTTCCGGCAGGTCCACACCTGTCTGTCTGGTTCAGAGCGCGAAGTCGCAGGTTCCGCTAGGATAACTCCTCAACTTAACTTACTGACTTGCAACGTTTACAACAGGAGCCATACTGATAATGCCTGCCGAACCGGGAAGCCATCTCCGTGGCTGCCCTTGTTCTTTGAGAAGATGATGTGTTTGCACTATCTCCTTCGCCTCCTGTTGGAGGCTTTTTTTTATATTTTTTTGCTGCGTTGATGTTGTGAGGCACCAGCCAGCCTTTGCATAAACTGCACTGCTGACCGTAAATAACCCGACCGGGTGCTTCCTTTAAAGTATTTCTTGCAGGCTGGTGCAATATAGATATATTTCACGATCCCTGAACCAGAAAGGCATTTTATATGAAACACTTAATCGCTGATTTAATCGAAAAGATTGCTGATCAGGAAGCATCCAAAAAAGAATCCCTTGCCCGGCTGGATGCCCTGAAAATTGTTGTCACGGCTTTGTTCGCTAAGCTTGACTCGCAAACAAAAGATGCCATTCGGGAACACATCACCGATGCCTTTACCGATGCCTTTGAGAAATTAGCTGAGGAAAATTCATCAGACCTGGCCGATCTGGAACGACTGAAAGAAGCCACATCTGACTTACTGAGCCGAAAAATAGTTCTGCCGTCGTTCCCTGCCGAAACGGTGAGCTCACGGGATCCCCGCTGATAAAGCACGGTAAACTCTTTTTTAATTCAGGCACTGTGCCCTGATGTAGTCCTGCAAATACTTCAGGGCTTTCTGGTCGCGGATCATTCCGGAACGGATACCGAGAATGTTTATTTCACTTCAACCCAGGCTTCTTTTCTTATGATTCGTGAAATCAAAACTTGTGACACTCCATGTTTTTTCGCTAACTCAGCATGCGACATGGATTTACAGGAAAGGATGTCAACAACCTGCTTACTGGTTAGTTTTGAATTTGGATGCCGTTCGCCATTAAGCGCATTCCTCAATCCTGATCGGTAAGCATGTGCGTTATTTTGCGATCTGCTTACCCATTCTAGATTAGATGCGCGGTTGTCGCTCTTAATGCCATTTACGTGATTTACTTCGGCATATGATTGTGGATTATCCAAAAATGCAGAAGCCACTAACCTATGGACAAACTGGTAATTTTTTTCACCATCAAGATAAAGGCATACTTTTAAATATCCATCTCTATCTTTTCCAGGCTTCAACCAACGACCTTTAACCAGCCTACCTGAGCGATTTACTCTTGAGTGTGAATAAACCCTCCCGTCATCGGTAACTGCATACTGGCCTTCGTAGCCAGAAATATCTTTTGATGTTTCGCTTAGCATTAAGCTACTCCCTAAAGGCGAGTTATTTTCACTTTAAACATTGATTACGTACGTAATCCTGCAATCCTGTCAGTTGCTTTGTGACAGTTTCGATTCGCTCTCTGAGGGTGAAATAATCCCGTTCAGCGGCGTCAGTAAGTCGGGGGCCGGTGCCATCATCCATGCCGGTGGAGCTGGTCGCTCCGTTCGCGTGACATCTGGCGGAGATTTGCAGCCGCTTACGCCCAGCAGCAACATCGTGCTCAAGCTGATTAATGTTTTCCTGGGCATCTGCCAGCTCCTTCGCGTATTTCACATCAAGCGCCGCAACGTCGCGCTGGCGCGCCTGCATGTCGGTGATGGTGGCGTTCGCCAGACTGAGCGCCTGCGTTTTCTCGTCACGTTGTTTTTTGTACTCAATGGCGTTTTCCCGATACCGGTTGACCAGAAAGGCCAGCGCGCCAGTCAGCACCAGCACCACCAGTGAAAGCCAGTATTTGCGCAGTAGCTTTTCGATCATACCAATGCCGCCCGCGCACGGTTGTAACGTTGCCTGCGGTCTTCAATGCCGTTCTGCCCGCCATTAATAATCTGCGTGACGCGCGCCAGGTCGCCGGAGTAAAGCAGGCATCCGCTGGTGGCATAAAACCATGCCGCAGAGCGCGCCGCGTTAAGGTCCTGCTCCAGCAATTCCGGGCTGGTGACCAGATCGAGTTTCAGCGCGGCGCCACAGCGACGGTAATTATCCTGACCGGTGATCTGAATCAGGCCGCGCCCGCGGTATTTCCAGCCGTCGCCCGCCGCTTTGTTGCCCAGGCGTTTGCTGTAAACCAGATTGGCAATGGCGCGCTGACGTTCCAGCGGTAACACCTTTTCATATGAGCGGCGGCCCAGCGCGTTAGCCTGGTCCTGAGTAAGCCGCCCGGCACTAACAAAACCCGCCAGGCCTGCAACGCTGTAGTTCATGCTCTCCACCAGCCGGGTGAAACCAACAGATTCATGCCCGGTCTGGGCGATAAACATCGCCTGGTCAGTCGCTGCAGTGATGCCAAATTCCTTCATGGCCGCTTCAATGTGCGGAAACCAGCGTGCAGCTAATCCGGCGCTTATACCAGCCGCCAGCTGAAATTGTGACTGTTTCATTCAGACCTCAGGACATAGAAGAGCCGCGCCACATTACCCCGTGCCCTGAACACGGCGGCGCAGATAATCAGGTTGATTGTCACGGTTGCCCAGTGGGTATGCAGGTAGGAGTCAAACAGGTACCGGAAAGGTACCGATGCATACGCGATAATAATCAGGTAGGCCAGCCATGACGCCCACGGGTTATGCCGCCCGCCTGGCTTACGGAACATCATCAGGCGCAGAACAATGGCGGCGCAGGCCACCACGTTCGTCACCACCAGCGGATCGTTAGTTACCATTGGTTCCCCCTCTCCAGCGTGCCAGCAGCTTTAGCGGGTCCTGTTCACTGAAAAACGTCAGTGTCTTGATTGCCACGGCAGACAGCATTACCGCGCCGAGCGCATCAAGCGGTTTATCGGCATAGCCGGTTATGCTCGCCAGCCACGAGCCCACAAGCCCCGAGCCATATACACCAGCGAAATACGACACAACGAAATACGCGGAACGGCGAAAAATCGTCAGGTCGGCAGCAGTGGCCACGTAGAACACAGCCCCGGCAAACGCGCCGAACACCACGCCGTAATCAGTGCCGGTGAGCAGTCCATAAATGCTGGCGCCGGTCAGCGCACTGCCGGCGGCTGCGGTACCGGAAAAAGGTTCGGACATTACGCCCCCTCTTGTGTGTGAGTCCTCTCAGGATTGAGGGGAAATAAAAAAGGCCCGCTTATTCAGCAGGCCTAACTGAGCAGAAAATTTATCGAGGTTTGTATTCGTTATGACATCTGGCTCTACATTTTATTGCGCTCAAAGAGCTAGCCTGTGACTGTACAAAAAACAAACAGGAGGATCAGATGTACAATTCAATTTTGGTTCCCATTGACATTTCCGAGGATGACCTGACACATATAGTCATTCCACATGTACAGACGCACGCAACACTTAACACGACTAAAGTCCATTTTCTTACTGTTATTCCTTCGCTTCCGTATTATTCAGCCCTGGGCCTGGCGTATTCAGCAGAAATGCCTGACCTGAAAGAATTCCAGCAAGCTGCTTTAACAAAGCTGGATGAAATAGTTAAGCAATTCCGCATTCCTGCTGAAAAGATATTAACTCACGCCGTAACGGGATCCCCAAAAGACCAGATCCTGAAGCTCGCAGACATGATAAATGCTGACTTAATTATCATCGCATCGCATAAACCTGACATTTCAACCTATTTGCTAGGCTCAAATGCTGCTGCAGTCGTAAGACATGCAAGATGTCCCGTTCTGGTGGTCAGATAGTGTGTTGTCAAAAACGGCTAGTGGATTTTCATTAACAACAGGCATAAAAAAACCCGCTCAATGGCGGGTATTAAAACGACAAAGGCACCGATTAAGGTGCCTTACACAGGGGCAGCAGGCTTGTCATCACCATCTTGCTGCTCCTGGCTTTCTTTCGAAAGTCTTACAAGTCCCATTATGGTACAGCGACAGTATTAGGCAGGCTATTTGGAGCCATTCATTTCAGGCGCAACACTCCATGATTAGAAGCATACAGGACAAGTTCGGACAAAATCAAGTCTTGTGTATCGAAATAGCTAAATATTGCCTTTATCATCACGAAAATCGGTAGCTTGTTGAAATGCCCTTTCTGCCTGTCCTTCACCTCTATGGCAAATATCCACTAAAACCTCATAAAAAGGCTTCCAGTTTCGGGTCCAGGTTCTAACGTGCAAATCAGGCACCTTTTTAACGATCGCTTTATATGCTGCTGTAGACGGTACCGACGAGTATCCATTACCTCCGCAGCGCTCACACGTTTTATATACCGGTGCGCCACGTTCCTGAGTAGCTCTGCGATCGAGCACCTCCCCTTTACCACCGCAACGACAGCGGGCCTTCAGCTCACCCTTTCCATTACAGGCCAGACAAACGTGCTTAACCAGTTCATATTTTATTTTAGGAGGCACGATTTCGGCCTGATCAGAATTGAAAATACCTGGGTGTTTAATGACTTCTTCCATTTGTGAAGTAAGTCCAGTGCCGGAACAAGTGTGACATGTCACGCTGGTAGCCGCAGAACGTGAATACTCAGCAAAGGCAAATTGCGCCAGAACAAGCATACAGTTACCGAATTGATCACCCGCTGCTTTGCGGACGTTTTTCGGAGCAACATCAATTGCGTGGCGCGCCAGCGCCTGAACCGCCATCTGTGCGTCTGTTTTACTGATGCCCGCTTTGCCGAAGAATGCCGCAAGTCCGAACCGCGCCCGGTTGCTGGTGGTACCGATAGCCGCCATTACGTCAGTACCAGTGATCCGCTCGGGTGAGGTTCCTTTCACGCTGTCGGTGATGTGCATCCCTTGAGGGCTGAAATGTTTGAGAGCTGCTTCAAGTTTCATTGTTCACACTCCCCCACCAGGTTAAGGATAATTGCGTTCGTGACTTCTCCCAGGTCATTGAGCCTTTCATTTGCCAGTACCCAGCGGCAGACTTCTGTTGCCTCCATGCGCGTAACTGGCATGATTGTTGTCAACAATTTTTCCAGATAGTGCTCACGGTCATATACAGAATTATGATGTTCGGAATAGCCATATTCATAGCCAAGCTCTTTTCCTGCCGTATTGCGTACACTGTAAAGCCAGTCCCAATAGACGAATTCTCGAACAACATCAGAGAGTGTGTTGGGCTCTGGCAGCGCGTCACGGTAGCCATCAACAAATGCGCGGCGCTGATCGTCAATTTCAGTCATACGCCCACCGCCAATATGCCCGGACTCCAGTTCTGCGGCGGTCCAACCCCAGTCGTAATTATCAATAAATTTCGGTGAGGACTTCATAACAAGCTCAGCTTCAACATCCTCCATTGCAGATTCATAGCTGCCAAATATAGCGCGAACATCAGCAGCATTTTTGATGCTCTCCCGCGCAGCCTCAATCGCCCGCGCCGGGTTATCCATGCCGATGGTACCGAATGCAACATGGAACGGATCGGCCCCATTCGCCAGCAGGTAACTTGAGTACCGTTTCTCAGCTTCTTTCGGGGTGATCTTAATCTTCTTCAGCGCATCTTCAGCTGCGTCCAGATGTGCGGGTTCGTTCAGCCGGATAACCTCCAGCACCCAGAGATAGGCATCGGTCTGCTTATGCCCGGTGATTTTACGTTGTTCAGGCAGCGGCTTGATGGTTGCCAGGGTAGTGCTGTGCGCTGCCGTCGGGATAGTGAAAAGTGCTTTATGTTCGGTGTTATCTGTACGCATTATGCAGCCGCCTTTTTCAAAAATGTCATCTCACGAACCTGATCGCCGTTGACCAGCAGATCGTTAAAATCCCCGTTGTCGCACCAGCGCACACTAACTTTTTCAATGTCATTTTTTGTCATCAAGTTAGCGTGGGCACATTCGAACGCCGCCGCATGACCTGTCGCTGAATGGAGGTCCATGTCGGCAAAAATGATGAGATGCCGTACGCCAGCTGGTGCGCGAAACTTTTTCATAAACCCGCTGTTCAGCGTTGCCCAGGTATTGCAGCCGTAAAGCTGTAACCCGGATAAAGCCGTTTCAATACCTTCCGCAATACCCAGCGTGGACGCGACGGGAAACATCCTCACCGCTACAGACTGGGCGTGATCCAGATAGGAGTCCTCCTGTAACGAGTAAAGGCGTTTCTGCCCGTCGCCCATTGGTGCCTTTTTATCGCCGTCGAGATAGGTACGATGTAGGTAGCACAGCTCACCCCTGTTATCTGTCGCCAGTGAATACAATGACTGATATACGTGGCCCTGATAGCGTTCCTTAGGACAAAAACGCACTGCTTCAGCAGGTAGCTTTGTGATCCCCCGATTCAGGAGATATTGAGCCGCGCTGGTGCCGCGAGGACCTTCCAGCTTTGAAAATTTGCTCACCACCCGCTGGCGCAGGCTGGTGGCCGTTGTGTTGATTGGCGTTGCGCGATGCCGGTAATCATTACCAAGCAGGGCGTCGATTTCACGGCAGACTTCAGCAAATGATTTCCCCTGGGTCTGAACGACAAGACTGATCCCGTTACCGCTGCCACATTTGCAAATCCACGTACCGTTTCCGTCCTGGTCATCAATACGGAAACTTCCCCGCGTGGCGCAAAGCGGACACTCACCCTTAAAGTGCCGCCCTCCGGTAACCGGCGGGAGTCCGTAGTGTTCAAAAATTTCCGGCCATCGGCCTTTTGCTGCTTCAGTGGTTTTCACGTTCTGTCTCCCGCATGCTTACGAATTTGTTCAAACTGCTTTTTAACGCTGATGATCCTGCTGGTAGGGCAGCCATCAGGAATGGTTGTCAGTTGTTGAGGCTTCTCCTCAGTTTGGTTTTGTACGACGGGCACCTGTTGTACCTGTTGTACCTGCCGTTTCTCCTTCCCTTTTGCCCAGGCGATATGTTTATGCCGGATGTAATTGCTGACTTCGGGGGTTATCTCCATAGGGAAATCGCTAAGCCCGTTAGGCCACTCGCCGAATTTGTCCCGGAAGGTATGAAGGCACCACCCGTTACTGACGGGTTTACCGGTTGAAGCGCGCTGGCGCTGGTAAAACTTAATCTGGCTCCACCAGGCCTGTTTGGTGCTTTTCGTTGCAACGGAAGAGCCTTTAGAAAGTTTTTGGATTTTACGTGAGGTGTCAGTATCCACGTCGGAGCCGGTCAGCGGTTTAAAGCCGCACTTCGGGCAAACGTAGACGCCTGCCGGCTTCATGAAGTGACATTCGGGACACTCTTTGGGGATTTTTTCGGCGCGCTCTTCCGCTGCCCGTGCTGCCGCCTCCTTCATGCCATCGCTGGAATCCAGCAGAAAGTCGTATTCGATAGCATCGGGAAAGCCAAGACGGTGAACGGTTCCGCTGTGATCGAAGATCAGACAGGTATCCTTGCCTGGCGCAGTGCGAAGCCCGCGACCGATACACTGTATCCACCGTATTTCTGATTTAGTGGGTCGGGCATAGATGATGCAGCGCACATCGCTGTCGAACCCGGCCACCAGCACGCCCACAGACACGAGGATTTTTGTCGCACCAGTTTCGAAGCGGTGGATCATGACCTGACGCTGGTCATGGGGTGTTTCCGCTGTCATGACTTCAGCGTTAACCCCGGCTTTGTTGAACTGGATTGTGACGAAATTAGCGTGAGCCACATTTACGCAGAAAGCGATAGTGGGGAGGTCGCGCCCGTTTTCAAGCCAGTTACTCACAATGTCGCCCACCAGATCAGAGCCGCTCATAATTTCTGCCAGCTGGGTTTCGTTGTAGTCCCTGCCAAAATCCGACGCGGACATTTTCACGCCCTTTAAATCTGGCGTCGTTGGCGCATAGAATTCAAACGGGCTGAGGTCGCCGCGTTTAATCAATTCGCTGATCGTGGTGGGCTTAATCAAACGCTGATAGTAATTACCCAGGAACGAGGAAAAAGGCGTACCGGAAAGCCCGATAACCTTAATGTCCGTTTCGCTGGTAAGGCGTTCAATCTCTTTCAGGATGGTGCGCTTGCGGAGATGGGCTTCATCGATAATCAGCAAATTGATATTGTCGGGAAAATCGCGGCGGATCAGGGTGTCGGCGCTGGCAATCTGGATCAGTCGCGCAGGGTCGACTTCTCCCTTCTCGGCTTCAGCCCAGACCAGGCCAATTTCATCAGGGTTCAGACCGTAACTAACAAAACGGCTGGCAGTCTGGCGCAGCAAAACAGTATACGGAGCGACAAAAAGCACCCGCATCCCACGACTGACAAAGCCGTCAGTGATGAAAGCGGCCAGCCCTGTCTTACCACTGCCGGTGGGGGCATATACCATGAAGGAATTCTGTACCTTCCATTCACGCCGAAGCATATTCAGTGCCCGGTCCTGTGCAAAATTTGGTGTGATTGTCAGCATCTGCCGCCCCTAACTATGTGCCTGTAAATGAGCCTGAACTTTTCCAGGAAAAACCCACCAGGCCGCTTTAACCATTTAGCCATCTGAATGGCTGTGCCGTTTTTTAGGAGGATTAAGTGCTTACAGAGATCTACTTAAGCTATGTACCTGTCTCCTGGAAAAGGACGCTATACCTGCCCCTTCTCCCAACTCCCCCCTTACCCCCCTCTTCCCTCTTCCCCACTTTTTGGTGGTTTAGACGTCCAGACACCTTAAAGTCTGAACGTTTCTAGAGGTGATCATCGCTGACCAAATGAAGGGGGCTTTTCTGTGTAACCCTGTAATGCCCGGTGATACTTTCTTGCGTACTCACGAAGGCGTGTATTGGCTTCGTGTCTTGCTTTGTTCTCTTTGCGAAAGCTCACTGGCTCACTGTTTAAAAACTCCTCGTAGACTTCTCCGTAACGAACGATTGCCTTTTGCCTGGCTGATGGGGGTAGCGCTGATAACTGCTCCTGTATCCACTGTTCATCGGCTTTGCTGTATACCTGCGGCATATCAACCTGAAGGCAAGCTGGAAACATGATTTGCAACACCCCGCCGGTTAACGGCTTTTTCAGTTTTAAATGACTCAGGAACGCCATCTTTGAAACCAGGGTATAAATCCGGGCGAATTTCGTGAGGCACAACCTCCCAGCAAACCAACTCACAAATCGGTAAGACAAAACGAGGAGGTATGTTTGGTTTGTTGAACCACTGATTAACAGCTTGCGGGGTGATACCTAAATGCTTAGCGATTGCCCGCTGAGAAGTCAGGCTATTTAGACGTGCTCGGACATCTTCATTCATATCAGCACCAATAAAGTATAACTTGATTAAAACAATAATATCAAGTTTTAATTAACATGCAAGCGCATAACTTATGGTGTAAAATGAAAATCAAGGATTCCTTTACGTTTTTTTTCATCAAAACTTGTGATGGAGAGTGAAGATGGGCTCAGAAACTAAGACAAAAAACAGGATATTAGAGCTACTGGATATAAAAGGCTGGAGCCAGGCGGAGTTAGCTAGGCAACTTGGCGTCAGTGCGCAATCAGTTCAGTACTGGACTACAGGAAAAACCTTTCCAAGAGGGCAGCGGCTGGCGAAACTAGCGGAGCTTAGCGGCTACCCACAATCCTGGTTTTTGGGAGAAGATCCGGCCCCCAGCTTCCACTTGCCTGATAAACACCAAGCCAAATCTGATAGCGTTGTTTTCACTGTCTTGGACGTAGAATTCAGTTGTGGTGATGGATCGCATGTAAAAGGCGATTTTATTGACGTAGTACGCTCAATTGAGCTTGATCCCGAATATGCTCGCCGCCTCGTTGGCAACAGACCTTTCAAAAATATTGAGATAGGTAATGCTCGAGGGGACAGCATGGCTCCGACAATTGCGCCTGGTGACCTGCTTTTCTTAGATAGAACAGTCACATATTTTGATGGTGATGGTATTTATGCATTCTGCTTTGATGGTGAATGCTATGTAAAACGCCTCCAGAAAATTGGTAGTAAGATCGTTGTCCTGTCTGATAACTCCAATTATCAATCATGGAGCATAGACAAAGACGCTGTAAGCATGCTTTACATCCAATCTAAAGTAATTTCTTCGGTTCCATTCAATATTAATAGATTCGGCTAACCATTGATAACAAACGGGCTTTTGCCCGTTCTTCCCTTCTTACATATATTCCCTTCAAACTTCCATCAAGTTTAACTTGACGTAAAACTTGTGGAAAGCTAACCTCTAATCATCAAGTTTAACTTGATTAAGATAATGAGGAGCATCCGATGAGCATCCAGAAATTTTATGAATTAATCGACATTCCTGACTACCGATACATTAAGGATAAATCGCAATGTGAGGGATTCGATTACGACTGCATCGCAGAAGATTGTGATACCAAAACGATTTCCTTGCTTGACGCAATTAAATTCTTGGGGAATGAGGCTTTCTCAGAAATTAGCGGAAAGTCGATGGATAAAGAAAAATTACTGAACCTTTGCGGAGTTATTGCTGAATTAACTGAGCTCGCAATTGCAACAAATAAAATCGCGATGTCAGCTTCATACTCCTCAGGTTTTAAGGATGGTGAAAATGTCTCATGTAAATAATATCGCTAAAGTGCAAGAAAAGGCATTTGAGACTGAGTTGATTTTACGCATGCTGGAATCCTACCCGGATGCAATGAGTGAAAATGAACTCTCAACGGTGATCACACTGTCCCGTCGATTAGCTGAAGAGGTTCACTGTTTGTTAATCGAAAAACAGGCGAAAAAGGATAATTAAAATGTCTATGTGCTTATTAGCTGCGGAAGGTCGAATTAAACAAGCTGAAGCAATGCTATCACTGTGGGCTGAAAATCCCCGTGATGATTTTGAATTACAGTTAATCACCGCCCTCATTACTCTTCTTGAGGGTGTGCCGGAAACCATAAGACAGGCAGATAATGACTTGGATAAATATCGCCACTCACTTTCTTGCAACAGCACAGGACTGGCGTCACAGGAAGAAAACATCAATGTACTCCAGAATGACAGATCAGGAAAACTAAATGATATCAATGATGCTGTTTTTGATTGTCTTATTGAATTAAAGAAAATTTTAAAAGTTTCGCAATTATATATCGACTCCGCGAGTCCAGATGATAACGACAAGACAGAGCTCGTGTTAATTGATTTATTCTTCGATATCGCGCGTGGTATCTGTTTGAAACTAGAGCAAGTAGAAACTCTCTCTTCTTAATTTGAATCTTAATGAATAACAGCTTAAAAGCAGGGGATAGCTGCAACTAAAATTCAGGGATAAACGAAATGAGAGATACAACAGCATTAAAAACAGCTCAACTTTATGCCGCTTTTGGTCACGAAGTGATAGCCATTCTTTTTCTTCGGAAAGCTTATGGGAGGTAGCCATGCCAATACGACAGGATATTCAGGATATAACGACTACAACAGAACACCTTTACGCTTTGTTAGAGGTCATATCCCAACAATATAAATCCATTAACTCCTATCAAATGGAAAATCTCGTAGAGATAGCTTACCTCCTATCTGCAAAGGTTAATTCATGGGCAGTTAAGGAAGAAAAAATAGTTCTTGAGATTGAGGAACAACAGCGCAATGGAAAACGTAATTGATTTATACCGCCGTCGGATCACTCACGCTGCATTAAACAGACTCAAAAATAAAACTTCGGGAAATCTCCTGATTGTGAATCTACCGAATGGTGCAATCGAAACGGTGGAAATAACAGAAAGTGTAATGACTCAGCTATTGAGACGATTCGAGTTAATGGCTCGTGGTGAATTTGGAAATCGGAAGGAAACTGAGTCATTTATTAAAGCCACTTACCATAATGCAATTGGCATCAATAAAAACACTGAGTACCTGACCGAATCAGGGAAATTAATTGTCGATGATTTGTTTAAAGAAGTCACTGACTACGTGAAAGAAAAACATTTAAGCGGGGGTGTCCAGTGAAAGAGTTTACTCAGGAACAATTGCGCGCGGCTGGGCTCCGCTGCGTATGTCCGGTGGATCTGCACGTTGCACCGGAGTTTACCGGGCGTGTCGTTGTTCACCTGAAGGACGGGCGAGCAATCTGTGACTACCGCCTTACCACGGACGATCACATCACCACTCTTCAGGGGTTTATCGAACTGGCCCGCGAAGCTGGCTGGCGCATCACCCCGCCAAAAGAGGTGATGCGATGACACTGACAGCTATACGCGTACCCGAATGGGTACACGCCCAGGCTATTAACGTTCTGCGGCGTTACCGCCAGCGCCGGGTTATGCCGTGTCGTATCCAGTGCGGAAACCTCAGTCTAAGGGTCAACCGCCGCTGGCGCCTACTTTCACGTGACGGCGGCCAGAACTGGCAGGTTTTATCGCACGAGTCATACAACAAATTGAAGGACCGAAAATGAAAACGACTTATACCACAAGCGCGATCGATATTGCCTTTCGTCAATATGAAACACCTGCCGGCCCACTGTATGTCGTCATGCGTCACGGTGGCAAAAGGCGATTCCTGAGCCGCGGCGCCGCGCTCAACAATCTGGCTCACTACATGGTTTCAACAGTGTTCAGAAAGCTCGACTTGCCCACTAACGAGCCATGCAAGCAAATTTTTGAGGATGGCTCAATTGCTTATCACCTCGGCGATCACACTTCTGATTACCTCTGCGCCCACCAGCGTTGTCTGCGCCGTCTGCGCCGGATACTGGCCCGCAAGCGCGAACAGCAAAGATGGCTTTCGAAATGGGAGTCCATGCACAACCGCTTTGTGAAAGAACGCGACGAACTTCAGGCCAGCAAACCGTTTTAAGGATCACGCCATGTTGAACAAAAATTTCGCCCCGGAACCGACACAGAACGGTGTAAGAGATGGCAACCGGGTTATTGGCTATTCTGGCCTGGTACGTCAACTGGATAAGGGCCGATACGATAAATGCCTTCCTGAAGGGATGCGCATGCTTGCCTGTATTTTTGAGGCAAAACAAAACGGCTGGCTGAGTCTGCCCATTGATAAGGAAATTATTATCTGGCGCTGGCTGGTGGCAGCGGTGTTCATCTCAGAGGAGATGGAAAAGAACGGCACTGTTGATGTTCACAGGGGAGATGGAGGCATTGACACGGCCACTGTCTATTCAGGCAAACACGGAGCAATCAGTGTCTATCCCGGCCCTGAGCGTTTCGCGCTTGCCAACCATCTTGAAGGTTGCGCCATCGAAAAATACGGACAGAAACTCGGTCAGCAACTGGCGCTGCGCATGTATCAGGACATGGTGGTTACCGACAAAGATTCAGGCTTCAGGCTGTCTGCGATGGGTCGGGAAGGCCTGAATATTTTACATGACAGCTTTATCAAGCAAATCCAGACCGAAGGTATGCCTGGCATGCCGGTTATGCACTGAGGACAACGATGATGAACACAGTAACCATTAACAACAAACAGCTCCCTGCAGTGGAATATCGTGGTCAGCGCGTGGTCACTTTCGCGATGATTGATGAAGTACATAACCGCCCTCAGGATACCGCCCGAGCAGCGTTCAACCGCAATCGTGAGCATTTTATCGCTGGCGTAGATTACGAAGAATTAGGTTCGGACGTATTACGTACGGACCTCCCTCAGGGGACATTCTCGAAATTTGCTCCGTCCGGCATTGTACTTTTTGAGTCCGGTTATCTGATGCTGACAAAGCCATTCAATGACCCGTTGTCATGGCAGGTGCAGCGCGAACTGGTTAACAGTTACTTCCGCACCCGCGAACCGCTTACTGAAATTGAGATGATCGCAGTAATGGCCGCTGATGCCGTGCGCCAGCAAAAGCGCCTGAATCATGTTGAAGAGCAGATCGAAGCAGTCACAGAGACGGTGGAAAATATCAAGCGCGGATACATGCGGGCCGGTTATGTCGGTTACCGCCAGGTGGTCGCAAAAAGCGGTATGACTGATGCCAAGTGCCGGAACCTGGTTAACGCATATCGCATCCCAACTGATACGCACGAATTTATGACCCCTGACGGCCTGCTTTCTCGCCGTGCGATTATTGAGCTTGAGCCGTTCATGAAGGCTTTCCACCAGATGATGAGCGAAGCGGAGCCGCGCGGTACACGCTGGTTCCATCCCAAAATGGGTTTATTTCAGGCGATTGGGTGGGACTTAAAATGATGAACACAGTATTTTTATTGCTTGCAGAATTTGGAACAACAACGATCCCTCTGGCGGACGTATCGGAAAAATACTTCGGGCTCAAACCGTCGACCGCAGAAAAGAAAGCGTCCATGGGGGAATTTGCGTTACCAACCTTTCGCGCCTCTGACAGCCAGAAAGCACCACGTATGATCCACGTTCAGGATCTGGCGGAACACCTCGATAAGCAACGACAAAAAGGCATCGAATTATTCAATCAGATGCAAAGTGGCAGTTAAACAAAGCAATTTTCAAAAAAAAAAAATGTCCCGGATTATGGTTTTTATTAACTTATTCCGGGATTTTTTTTGGATAACTCAGCACCCCAATAGCACCCCATAATTATATAAGTGCTTGTTTTACTCAAAAAAAGCCCCAGCAACATGCCGGGGCCTGGTACGAGCAAACATCATATTGGGCGACATGATGTGCGGTAAAAAAACGTTTCGTA